GACTCCGTTATCAAAGTCTGATGCACGAGTAAGTGTAAGTGTAGATCCTCCAACAACTCCTACGGTATAAACACCGTTTTGAAGAGCTGTCGCCTGGTTCTTAACAAGAACACGCATGCCTTGTGTAAGAGTGACTGTATCAATAGTAAATGTTCCAGCAGCAGAGTAAACAAGTGTTGCTCCAACACCTGTACCGCCATCAGCACCAGCAGAGCCGGCGTTGTAGGTCCAGTTAGTTGTAAGAGAAGCTGTTGTTGCAACATCTGCACCGGAGTGTACGTTTAATCCTTGAGCTGTTGTGTCAACGTAGTTCTTGGTTGCAGCATCTTGTGCGTTAGTTGGATCAGCAAGACCTGTAATCTTCTGTGAGTTGAAGGCCACTGCCGCAGTTGGAACACCAAATGCAGATAGTGCAAAGTTTCCAGGAGTAAACCCGTGAACGTGGTCGTCTTTAGCAGGGGCAGTTCCTGTACCATTTGTTGAGCTTGTAGCCGTAATGTTTGAGGCTGCATTTGTAGAAAGAGAAACGGTACCGTGAGTATGGTCTGAGCGGGCCACTGTAGTGGCTGAACCAGCTGCGGCGGATTGTCCGTAAGTTGTGGTTGAAGTTGGGGTGCCAAATCCAGGACCAGCATGTACGTGATCTGCACGAGCAAAGTTAGTTGATGTTCCGTCAGCCGCTGTTCCAGCAATTGCTAGAGAAGAAGATGAGCCACTGCCAAAAGCGTGAGTCTGTTGCCAGGTACTACCGTTTGAGTAGTAGACAAGGAAGTTATCTGTTGCGTAGTAGAAGGTTCCTGTATTAGAAGAAGCAGCAGCTGGGCGTGCGGATAGCAGGCCAATAGATGTTCCAGTGGCTTGGTTCCAAGCAGTACCGTTCCAGGTAAAGAGTTCGTTCTCTACAGTGTCAAAATAGATCTGACCTTTGACAGGAGAAGACGGCGCGGTAGCAAGATTCTGAATGACGGCATTCTGCAGCTCATTCTTATTTAAATCTATCGGCGTTAAAAACTTACGTGCCATTTATGTGTGTCTCCTTATGACAAATACGCTTGTCCACTGAAAGCAGACCTAAACGTCAGCACGACTTGAGAAGCGCTGACATAGGAGATCTCTCCTTCAACAATTGTCCCTGCTGAGTCTACTACGGTTACGTTCGGATAAAAGTTTAAATTATGGGTAATTGTCCAGGTAGAGGCCGATGTTTGCTGATAATAGACAAATCCTAGCTGTGGTTTTTCTACGCTAGGGTCAGTCAAAAATACTGAAGGCTGTTCTATGATGGTAGTAACATCAGGAATTTCTAGCCCGTAAGCCGGATTAGGCTGCCAAACGGTACTCAAATCGTCACCTGCAGACTTGTAAAGATCTTGCCAGTAACATAGGTCTTAATGTGTCCATCTGGGCCTGTCATCTGAATGTCATAATAACAGGTCTTTGGAAGGTTAGTAGTTGTAGCCGCAGGTAGGGATACGATAATGCCATCTAGGACGCTGTTGCTATTTACAGAGTACTTTGTGATAGTAAAGTCTGCAAGAAGTACTGGACCAACCTGGGCAAAATCTCCCTGGGTATATAGGCGAACCTGTCCCTTAGGGGTATAACTGGTAAGGTCAAATCCAAACTGGTACTTCATCTCGAAGTCGTCTCCAGAGTACATAGATAGATCTCGTGTAAGAACCGCAACCGGTGGGGTAGTGTCCCCGTAATCTGGCATAGGTAGAGATACTCGTTGTGGAAGCGACCAATCGTCGATCTCTTGTGGTCGGTAGATTGGGACGTACTTGTTTGTAAGACGGCTGATGCGACGTAGGCTAGCTACCTCAATACGGTACATGCCCACACCAAGCATTGCACAAAGCTCCTTATACTGAGCCTTGCGGATCTCGACCATCTCGTTAAGTTGGCGGAAGCGCTCTGAGCGTGGGATGGATACCCCATCAGGAGAAATAATATCAATATCAAATGCTGCATCTGTAGCCAGGGTATATAGGGCCATAGTTGATGCGAGAAGGATTAGTGGATACTCGTCTACTGGAGGAAGCAGAGCAATCTGTGTAATCCGGGCACCGTGAGTATCGGTGGTGTGCCCAGCATGCTGGAAGAAAGCTGTGTTAATGTAGTAGCTAATCTCTGAGTCAGTAAAGTAGCGGTAGGCTTGTCCATAAATCTTGACCACTGCATTGTTTGCAGGGATGTATCCGGTTGCAAAAGAAAGGACACCAACGCCTTCTTCAATTGTTACGTGAGAAGATACGTCAGTTCCGTTAACTGTTACGACAAGGGTGTAGCCCTGAACTGGGGCCTGGGATAGCTGAAAGCGATATGTGGTTCCATCGCCTGTAAAGGTATCGGTAAATGACCTAGCGATATCGCCAATCTCTGCCCTCAATCTATCTGAAAGCTGTTGCACTGAGGCGGTCATCTATCCTCCATAAAGGTTGTGTGCTAATCATCTTATAAAAAAGCTAAATAGTCAAGCTAAAAAGGCTCAACTCCGACAGGAGGGCGGTTGTCGGAGTTGAGCGGACTATAGAGGAATGTATCCTCTTACAATCTATTGGATAGGTATCCTTTTTCTTCGAGATGGTTAGCAAGTGCCTTAGAGACCTTGTACTTCTTACCAGCTTCAAATGAGTAGTAATTACCTGCACCAAAAGTCATCATTTCAAGGGATTCTGCCACGCGAACTACAACGTGATCATCCGCCAGTGAAACCCCTACACTTTCGATCTCATCAATAATGGTTGGGTTTTGCGGATTCTCAGTGAGATCTGTAACTTCAGTCTCATCCTTAATTTCTTGAATCCGTGTAGCCATAGAAATTTCGTTTGCCCTAGCAGCCTGTTGCTCGGCCACTGTCTTAAGTTGTTCTTCTCTTTGACGTCCTGTAACGTCTGATACTTTTGCTTTTGCCACGATTTTTATTCTCCTGTTAGGTTAGTTTGGATGGGGGCCGGTTTCCCGGCCCCCGATTAAATTAGTTGGTTTCTGCGATAACTACAGACTGATCTGTGATAAGACCAAGACCGTAGATTGCGTACCAAGCAAGTGCGTGCTCACGACCGAAGTCTAGAATACCGCCATCGCGGAGTTCTACTGGAAGTGAGATAGCGTGACCAAATGCGTTGTCTCCGATGAAGATAGCTGAGTAGCGATCCTTATCACCGTTTCCGCGCTTTGTTTCTGGAGTGGTGTAACCTCCACCAGATGGAAGTGCTCCAGCATAAGCTGAGTCAGCTGTCCAGTTAGTACCTGCACCGTTAACAACCTTTTCAATCTGTGTTGTTTCGATGAAGACTGTGTCGTATAGACGACCAATTTCACCAAGCATGAAGTTACCTGGAGCTGCGTACTTTGTTACTTCGATGAACTCTGAGTTATCGCGAAGGCGACGGCTCTGGTGTGGGTGAACGAATGCAACGTATGTCTCACCCAAGCGAGGGATGTTACGTGTTGCAAGTGTCTCAACAGCGTCCTTAACGGTACGTGTTGAAAGGAATGCGTTACCTGTAAGAGTTGCACGTGATGTAGCGTTTGTACCGTATGCGTAAAGGTTGTTACCCGCTGCGTTAGCAGTTGATGAGTATAGACCTGAACGATCTTCACCGTAGATTACAGATGAAGCGGCCATAAGTGTGTCACGAGCCTGGCCATCAAGGTAGAGAGCCATGTTACGTCCAAGAAGACGTGAAGCTGATGCCATAACGTCATCGAATGATGCGTTAAGGAGAAGCTCTGATACTGCGATTGCAAAGCCATGCTCTGCTACAGTGATCGAGAACTGTTGTGCTGTCAATGCGCTTGTTGACATACGGACACCTTCAACTAGTGAAGATGCTGCTCCGAGGTTGTTATAACGCATGAAGTTGATCTGGAGACCAGGAGCTACGCCAAGTTCTGTCTTCTTGACTGCGAATTGCTCGAAGCGCAAGATAGGCATTGACTGGAATAGAATTTCCTTAGACCAGATGGTCTGGATTGCTTGTGTAAGCTGGCTATT